GTTTCTACCGAAATAATGTGCCACTCTAAGGCTTTAATAGGCACAGGGTAAATGGTCATCTCAATATCAGGAAAGGTATTGTTGACCCATAAAACCTGCGGATAGGTGGACGTAACCGTTTTGAACGCGATGCCGTCGTACTGCTGCTGATTGATAAGTTTGACGCCAAACGACAACCCTGATGAAGGGTCTTTAAAGTAAGTTGCGTCGTCAACTTCGATAGGACGATTGCCAACAAAATCACCAGTAGGCCCAAGCGTGCGGGACATGGTGTAAGCAGGCCATGTAAACACCTGATCTTGCGTGCTAAACACCGACAGGCGCTCGGTATCCCATGACTGAATCATTTGATTCATCGCCATGATGGAATCTTGCATCACAGCAACCGAGGGCTGTTCACCTTCGGCCAACACGCCAAGAAGTCTAAGCGACCCTTCAATCAATTCAGCGGCAGTTGTCATGACTCAATCTCCTGAGGTCTGCGACTGCGACGACGTGGTTGAAGTTCGTTAACAGTCTCATGCTCATCCGTTACGGCATTAGGATCATACGCTTCCCAGCCATTTTGTCTGTCATGTTCAGCTTCCATGTCAGATATAGCAACTTTAGCACCATGCGTAGGGTGGCGAAGATAGATGACGGCCATAATTTTAGATGGGGGTAGTTAGCCCCCGCGCCTTTACACGCAATGAATGAGAGCAAAATTGATAACAACTGCTTCAGACAGCGAGCCGCCTGAAATGTTACGCACGGTAATTGACGCAGAACCTGCGCTTATACCGGAAACCCAGCAGTTATACGCGCCAGCCGTAGCACCACCGCTCACGTTCAGAATCAAGATGTCGTTAGTAGAAATAAGCGAGTTGTTTAACGTAAAAGTTACGTTGGTTACGCTCGCCAAAGCTGCGTTATTCATCGTGATCTGACCGGCGGCTTTGTTAAGCGTTACAGCGGTCGATTTGCTAGTAGCCTGAGTTACCGTACCTTGAGCGTTTGCTGTGTAACCAAACTGTTCATCAGACAATATGTACTGCGCGCCGATGATGTCTTGGTCAGTGAAAGCAACGCCGATTGGCTTAGTGTTTGACATAGCTAATCCTTTTAAAAATAGGGGGCGAACCCCCTATCGATTACGCAATCCGATAAGCCGTCCAAGTGCCGTCGCCGGTCTTGCGAGCCAGCCATTGCGACGATGTACCTGCCGATACCGCAGCCGTGCCAACAAGCGTCCAACCCGTGCCTGCCGTTACGGTTACTGCATCTGTACTGTCGATGTTAACCACCGCAAACGTAAACGCTGCATTGATCTTAGCTGCGGAAGAAACTTCAGCCTCAAGCAACGCAACCGTAGGCAGCGTCATTGCGCCAGCGGTGCCGTCAAACGTAAACAGACCGTTTGCTAGTTGAGCCGCTGTGATTGTAGCTGCGCCAGTAAGCGCGGTAGGAGCACCTTGAACAAACAACAAAGCCTCGCCGGTATTACCGTCGTTGTACTGATAGCCACCAGCACCGTTAGGAATTGCCATGATAAATCCTTTCAAAAAATAATTCGGTAAGGGGGCCGAAGCCCCCTAGATTGATTAACCCCAGAGACGAACAGCCATTTGCGGGCGAATCACGCTGTAGCCGTACAGCACGTCAATACGGCAGGGCATACGGTCATTGTTGATGTCGTACTGACGAACAATACGCATCGAGATGCCGTTATGAACCTGACGCGACGCCATATCAACACCTTGCGGCATCATCAGATCGGCAGTAGCAAACGTGATAGCGTCCTTGTGGTAGACGAGGTTTTGTGGGTACTGCGACGATGCAGCGCCGACAAACACGACAGCTTTGCTGGTGGCGGGAAGGCTAGCCACAGTTGCAAGCGCGTTGCTAGCCGAGTACATTGGAGCAACCGTCAAGTTACCTGCGCCAGAACCGTTAAGCGTCACATCAACCGTTACAACGAACTGGAACAGCGAACCAGTTGACTCACGGGTCTGTGGGTTAACAGCATAGCAGTCAGCCACGGTGAACACGTCGCCAGCCTTAACCGTTGCGTTAGCACCTGCGCCAGTGATGGCGATGGTGGTTGCACCTTCGCTGGTAACAGCCGCAGAAGTCGTACCGCCGGTAGCCGTACGCGAGCCGGTCGTAAACTGCTTGATCGACTGAGACATGTTGATCTCATCAAACCCAAGCACGCCAACACCCATCATGCCATTCTTAAACTGACGGCTGATCGTGTCGGTGGGATTGAAAAGACCTTTCATACCTTCAACCAAACCAGCGTTAGCAGCGGGGTTGACTGTGGCGTAACGGGGCGACATAACAGCAGCGTTCTCGTTCAATTTCTGTTGAGCTTGCAACAGAACCAACGACGTGCCAGGTGTCGTGCCAGGCGTACCAACCGTGTTACCGATGTACTGGTAAGAGTTAGCAACGTCTGCATCGATGCTAGCAGCAAGCTGGCTAATACGAGGCTTGAGCACGCGCTCTGCGAAGTCATCCAACTGCAAGGTCAATTCAGCAGAGGTGAAGTTAACGCCAATGTGCTTTTGTGAAGCTACGGTCAACGTGGTGTACTGCTCGTTGTCGCTTTGGACTTGGAGTGCTGCACCGTCGGTCACAAGTGCGCGGTCCGGTAAGCGGATACGCAAGGTCGAACCGATTTTGGCGCCTTCAACAGCAAAGCTATCGTCGTACTGACGGTTAACGTTGCGGGTTAAGACAAGATTATTCTCAAGAATTTCAAGCGCCTTGCGAGTAATCATGTCGATGGTAAGTAAACTATTTGCCATGACAATTCCTTATCAAAAAGTTAGCGGACTCGGTTTTGAGCTTCCCATTTCTTTATCTGCCGCTGACGCTCTGCTTCAATCCACTCTGACGTTGACATTTCTTTAATCGAACGCGGGTCAGTCGTGTCTAAAACTCTTGCGTTGCCACCCCGTGGGGTAACCGGCTGAATCGGCGCGGGAGCGCTCGTTGATTTCTTAACAGGAGGATTTTCGCTCAACTTAGCTTCAATCTTCCCAATTTCTTTGGCCTGCAAAAAAGGCGACAACTTGGCAATACGATCAGCTTCTTTCGGGTTAGAACCAAGGTAATACGCTACCTCAGGGCCAATGTCAGACGCTTGAATCGTTTCGGCCATCACTGTCGTGATTGGAAGACGCGGGTTGTACGCAACTTGCTCAAAATCTTCGTACTTAGTCCGTGCTTCTTCTTCGCGCTCGTGATAGACCTCAAGAATTTCGGCTCGCTGTCTTTCTGCATCACGTCGGGCAAGTAATTCTGCTGCTTTTCTTTCGGCTAACGCTTCTGCGTATTCCTCAGTTGAAGCAAAACTATCTTGCGCGGGTAATTCACTAGACAGCATTTCAGGCGTTGAAGCCCTTAGCTTTTGTTCCCGTTCCCACTTGCGTTGCTCTCTTGCAAGTCGTTTGCTGATCATCGCGTCAAGTTCAGCCTGGGTAAATCGCTTTTCCTCAGTCTGTTCTGGCGCTTGTTCAGCGACCTCCGGCGCATTTTGTGCAATTTCCGTGGTGGCCGTCACCTCGGTTGCTGGCGCGGTTTCAACTTCCGCTAAGTTTTGATTTTCGTCGCTCATAATTCACTCGTTAGAGTCTCGGTCTACTGGGCCGATACAGTTAAAACATCATATCTTACATACTTTAGTATGACAACTAAGCTGTTAACGCAGCAACTTTAGCTTGAAAATTTTTAACGCGTATTTCTAAAGCAGTGGTTTCATTCTTTAATGCTTCTCGGTCATTTGCTAACGCTTTTTGAGCGGCAACTAACTCAAACTCGCTGCTTTCTAACGTTTTTTCCTTTGCCATAACAATTTTTTCCCGAGCGGCAACTGCTTGTTCTCGTCTAATAGATTCTTCCGACAACGCGGTAGCTTCATCAGTTAACTTTTGTGCTTTTGCTGTAGCTTCAAGCACTGCTTGTCTGGCAACGTCCTGTTCTTTTTTGGCATCCGCGCGAATAGCTTCAGCTTCTTTTTTAGCGGCTTCAAGTTCTTGCGCGGCTTTTTTACGGTCCGCAACCGCATCTTCAGCCGCTGTTAACGCACCTTGACGAGTAGCCAACTCATCCCGCAAGACGGCCATTTGCGCTAAATCTTTAGGAAATTGATTAGTAAAATAATCAACGTAGTTCATTGCCGGGGCGTCATTTGAAATATTCATGTTGACCTCATCAAGAATAGTAGGTGATATTCAATTTAGCGCCAGCAGATTGCTCAATAAACTTAATTTGATTGATGTCGCCGTCGTATTGTAAGGTTACGCCTACAGCTAAAGGCATACCCACAGTAGCCGTAGGTGACACACCATCATCCCGCCAACGAACAGCCTGCCCTTCAGGGGTAATAATAGCGATTCTAGGCGACCCCGCCAAGCCCGCAATGTCTTTTTGGGGTACAGTTAAACCTGTAGCAGAACTTAAGCTAGTGATCTGCTGGTACCCAAGTACCGAGGTAATTGCTTTAAGATTGATTGCCATTAAAATCTCCTTCGTTCAGTAAACGATCTTAACTTAATTACTAATTGTTCGACAGAATCTAACGTGCTAAATTGATCTATAGCCGTTGCTAATTCTGCGATAACACCTTGAAGCGTTTGAGGTATAGATACTTGGTCTGTAGCAGTGCTTAATTCCGCGATCAAGGATTGAAAATTTGCTAGCGTAATAACTTGATCAGAACCAGTTGCGAACTCTGAGATAAACGATTCGTAGGCTTGCAAAGCATCGAAATCATCAAAAACAGCGGCAAATTCACTAATGTTGCCAATTTGTTCTTGAGCGCGTGAAGTTTCATCAGTAACTGTAGCGTTTTCTTGAATATTTCCGTTGCCGTCAATACTTACCGACACTACATCTGAACTTTGGCTAAATTCAACAACAGATGCTACTAAAGTATGAGTTGTTGAAATGCTATCGGTAGCTGTTGCAAATTCAGCTATAACGCCACCGATAAAAATAATGGAATCAATTGCGTCAGATGAAGTGGCTGACTCTACAATTACTGCGTCTATAGGTAATAAAACATCTACACTATCTGTGCCGGTCGCTGATTCATCGACAGATGCTTGTTGAGCTATTAAGGAATCAGTCTCATCAGATGCTGTTGCCGATTCAGATAGAAGATTTTGTGTTGTTAAACCGGATGATGAATTATCTGAAATTGTTGATGTTTCTATTACGGCAGCTTCTACTGCCAGTATGGCATCTAAACTATCTGAACCCGTTGCGGTTTCGGCTACCTCTTTTTGGTATGTGTTGGCACCCGATTCACTGATCGCTGAGAATGGCGCAGTTGAAAATGGGTCAAAGCCGAACACATTGTTGCCTTATAGGAGCTGTGCTGTTGTTAAGTTACTGACTTGATCGGTGGTTAAGTTTACCGGTATTTCGACTGGGAGGGTATCAACAGACCCCCACGAACCTTCTACCCATGATTTCGTATCGTGCTGCCAATTCCACTGGTAGCCCTCACGGTCTTGTGGCTTAGGGTCTCTTACGATCCATTCCCAGTTTAGCCAAACAAGTTCCTTGCCTTCAGGGATGTCTGTCGGTGGTGCTGGAGCCGGTTGCCAGCCCTCTGTTCCGTCTGTCTCTTGTGATGGGATAGACCCGTTTTTAGTCCAGTACATATCTATCCTTATAGGGTTGGGAAGGCTGCTGTTGGCGGTGTGAAGTTGGCTGTATAGCGAGCGTATTTGGTGATGCGGAGGTCTTGTAGGTAGCCAAATAATGTTTGAGTTCCACTCTCATTGGCCCCACATCTAGCATTGCCAGCAGAAATCCAATTAGTTGAGTCGGTAACGCTTGAGCCTTGTTGCACCCCATCTTTGAAAAGCCTGAGTGTTCCGCTAGCCCTACAAAAAGCAATGTGATACCAAACGCCAGTTGAAAACGATGATACTTGATTAGAGACAAAGGCAGCCGTTGTTCCTACGCTTATTTGATTTGAATCAACGTGTGCATAAAAATTATTGCCACCAGTGCTTCCACTCATAAAAATAATCTGCAAAGTCGTGCTGTTTATACTAGTAAAATAAACCCACGTTTCAACGGTATAATCTCCAGTTCCAAAAGCAAATAAGTCTTTTGCAACGGATTGCAAATAATCCCCCGTCCCATCAAACTTCATAACCCCCGTACTTGCACCGAAAGCATTATTGATAGCCGTGCTTACTTGAGCATCCCCCACCGTCTCCAAGTCATTCTTACTAGTAGCATCGTAGATACCGGCGTTGGTGAAGTTGAGGAGGAGGGAG